CGATCCGGATGCTTGCTCCGATAACGCAAGTGGAAGCGACCAACGCGGCTACTGTGATTCAGTGGCTAGGGTCGAATGTGGGGTTTGACTTCTTGCAGCTGTCGCTTGAGCGGTGCGGGTATGTGATTGGGGCGAAAGGAGCCGCGAAGTGAGATTTCGGGCGCTGGGGGTGAGCGATGCAAAATGAATATTTCTTGCGTTGTTTTTTGCATTTTGCACAGGTTTTCCGGGGGACGCTACCAACACCCGAGAAGCGTATCTACACAAAGAAGAATCAAGGCGGATGGGGCTGCAATTGGTTCCTATTCTCAAAAATGGTTTGGAAACAGAAGACGCCCTGGCGGAAAGCGCATGCAATTGTCACCATATCTGGGCACCTTTCCAATCTTCCTCGTGCTGGCGATGAGTTTCATGTCCCCATGCAGTCTGGGAAAACCCTTCGATGTGTCGTTAAATCCGCACGCTACCCGGTAGATCCCCCAGACCAGTTCTTTGCGGACTGTGAAGCTACGGAATATGTGGAAGGGGGATTCCTAGGGGATTCCTAGAGGTGAGCGATAACAAAAGATAAAACAAACTATATAAATAGTAGTATGTCTTACCAAGAACAATTCTCACGAGTAGTAAATGAGGCAAAGGTTATGGATACACACTACAAACATCTAGAGAATCGAATTTCAAATCTAGAAACAACTCTCAATCTATTGGTCGAATACTACGGACTTAAAGTTGTTGAAATCCCAGAAGTACCAGCAGTTCCAGCAAGAAAAGAAATAACAGAAGCAGCTAAGAAGAAACGATAGTTCCGCAAACATGACACGGGGAATCTTTAATCCCCGTGCATTCTTCCTGTTCCCCGTCTTTTATCCACTCCAAACAAGCCTGACACCACCTATAATTATCATTACGGTAACTGCCATATGCGGTGTCAAAGATGTGTTTCATTTGTAGTCGTTCTTGTAAAATCCACTTCCGATAAACTGTAACCCACAAGCAGAAGGAACCTTCTGTAGACAACAATTACTGTTGCTGCATTCGGGGTATTTGGTCAAATCCGGATCTGACATTTTCTGTAAGATCTCAAACCGTTGCTGACACTCGGCACAATCATATTCGTATAATGGCATATAAATAACCTCCAGGAGAAAACATGGCCAGATTAAAATTCGAAGAAGGTAAAGTCCTCAGATCAAAAAGCAAGTTTAAAAAGACCGCCCAGGATATTAGAACTCCTAAGCGATCTTCTTTAAACAAGTCCAAGAAAAGATGTTTTAAAGCATACAAGGGTCAAGGACGATAAACCTACTTAATAGGACACGCTCCACCCTCACATTCCATTCCTTCTAGATCACCAGAAGAATACTCAATCATAACATCAGACAAAGGCTTAACCTTTGACTTCAATTCCTTCCACTTGGCCTCATCAATTTCTTCGTATGGAGCCTGAGCAAATCCGTGCTCAGAATGAAGTAAGAACGAGACTGACTTCAACGAATTGGCATAATTATCTTTCAGCCAATTCTTAATGGAGGGAAGTTCTTCCTTCTTGTAATATACAGTAACTGACACTGAGTTGTCCGCCCACACAGTTTGAATCTTCTTTACTAATTCTAGCTGATCTACCGCAGTCATATTCTTAGCAAGAACGGTATCCTCACCAAACGAACAAGGGAAAGAAACCACGCACGTCCCATGATCCTCGGACCCGTCAAAGTTCTTGGCGTACTCTACGTGATATCCAAGATCCCTGCAAGCGGGAACGAGTTTGTCAGCAGAAGACATACGAACACGACGAATAAAATAGCGAGAGAAACCAGGATGAACGCCAGGAGAAGAACCCGCAAGGAGCGACAATGTTCCTGAAGGTTTTGTAGTAGTGAGCCTAATTGATTCGGGCCAACCGTTTTCTTTTGACCACTGCTTATCGAATTTACGAAGTGTTTTGTATGCATCATTTAACCAATCCAATTTTGAGATAGACTGACAAATACCAGTGACACCAGCACCAATGCGCATATTCTTGTGTACAATTGCATTGGTTTCTTCATGAATAAATGGAAGGGCGCAAATAGCCTTTTGTGTTTTATAAAGAAGGGTAGAACACGCAATCAGCTCTTCCTTAGAAGTGATATTGTTCAAATACAATTCTGATAGATTACAGCACTCTTTATCAGACAACGTGATTTCTGCGCATGGATTTACGCCTTCGCAGTCGTCCTTACGTTCTTCGCCAAGACGACCATACTTCTTGGCTAGTGGAAGATTGAAGAACCCATATGGTTCACCATTACCTTCAAATCCATCCCATACAGTATTAGAGATTTGCTCGTAAGAATCAGCAGCAATAGTATTATTAGACATGGCACGCCAGTTAGGAATATTACCCAGATCCCATCTCTTCGCTCTAAGGAAATGAAAATCGTCAGGATCTCCCACAGCGATTTCAGCAGAACGACGGACGTTACCAGCAACCACAATGGAACCAATAATATTAGCAATATCGAGAACATCGATAGACCTCAACTTCTTTCCTTCCCTTTCAGAAATGACTTTACAAATCTTATCTGTTCCTTCAATGAGAATACGAGGCCCGGAAGCGGTTCCTCCGAATCCAATAATAGGTTCGCCAGCACCACGAATGAGAATCGTAGAATAACTAAACGACTTTCCTGTTCTGAAATAGGAATCTAATACTTGACCTAATAGTTTTACCCAACCTTCTCGAGAATCGGGCACGATAAAATCTGCGTCTTTGGTTGCCTTATGAGAGATACGAACACCCTTCTTAATCTTCGGAAGTTCGTGTACATCTTCGCGCTTCACAGAGAAACCCACCCCGCCGCCGAGCATTAGGTTCTCAAACAAAAAGCAGAAGTCTTCTGGCTTTCTCATTGCGGTATACCAACAGTTCAGAAGAGAATTCGCTCCAAACCGATCAACAGTAGAAGTTCCTAGCTGCCAAAGCATACGACCAGCATAGCTACACTTCAGATTAAACATCAGATCAAATAACTGCTGAGCTTCTTCCGCCGTGTATTTAGCGCCGATCTTCTGAGCACCATTAATACAACGAGCAACTGTTTGCCACCATTCTTCAGTTGTCTTTCCGTCTTCTAGTAAGCGAGAATATGTTCGCTTATACACAACATATCCAAGGCCACCGAACCCCCAATTGGGCTGCTTACCAACATATGTGGAAAGAAACTCTGATGGTAAAATATCTGAAACATAATTCTCTAACATTAACTGATCTCCTCTAGCTTCTTTATGTGGGGGAATATTTCTGCAATGACTTTAGCACATTCACGAGCAATCATCATATGTTCTTTTTGCGTCCCGTTCTTTTCTCGTACTTGTATATAGTGAATCCAGGAACGGATGTTTCCGTTCACATAAACTCTTGATACGGTGTTGCCTTCTGGAAGGATCGATCTGGCAACTTCTTTTGCGATGCCTCTTGATATCGCATAATTATAATTTGCTATAGCATCATCGATAGCGACTTCTTGTATGATTCTCCACAAGTTACTCAAAGATTCGTCTTCTGTCCCAACAGAATTCTGTCGATTCTTGTTGTCTTGCATTCTACATTCTCGAGTACAGAATTCTAGTTCTTTGGTGGGATCTGCATATCGTTGGGAAAATTCTTGAAAGGAAAAGGACCTATGACGTAATAGCTGACGCACGATATCTCTCGTGGAAGTAATCTCTAAACACACGTTTACCATTTCAAACGGAGACCAATGCTTGTGTTTGATCATGTAATCGATCAACTTCTCGGAGGTTTCTGTGTTGTTTTGGTTAGAAGGATTAGAGACTCTAGCGCAATATGCAATCAACTGTTCTATACTTTCGCCATACGGATATTCAAATATCCCGCCGTCGTTACACTGTTCAACTGAAGATGTTTGAGAGATCAGTTTCACGCTTAGAATCTCATCATATGTTTTATACATTATACTTTTCTCCAAAAGGCAAATTTTGCACCTGCTTCTAATCCACTAAACGTATTCTCGCGGATCAACTTCTCCGGATCTTTTCCGGCCAACACCATATCATTAATATCCTTTTCTTTCAACCAGTCCGGCCAAATTACGATCTTATTACCGTTCGATAACAATTTAGCCATACTCTTACAAATATCTTTATTCCTTGGCTCGTTATCATACACGAAGATGGGATTTGGGAATAATTGTAACACGCGGCCAAGATCCGATCCGGCAGCAGCTACAGCGTTGTTGAGGAACAATGAATCAAGCGGACCTTCAACAACATAAACAGGAGCTTCTTTATTCACGCGGTCCAACCCATAAATCAACGGGGCATCTGTATTTAGTTTGACTGAGATGTAACGAACCTTTTGATCTATCAATGCCCTTCCCTGATAGGCAAACAAGCTCTTACCTTCATCGAAAAACGGAATAACAACTCTAGGATCTTCTTCTTTCAAGCCTTCCCATTTAGGCGATCCTGTTTCTTTGACAAACTGTTTAAAGTCTGGTGCAAAATATAAACTCTTATAGTGATGAGAAGGGATAGATCTAGAAGCAACGTATTTCTTGACCCAGTGATCGCCGTGTAATTCTTCGATAGATTCTAGATTAATCTTGACTTTGGAAGTGAACTTTGGTTCGGAAAATAGAATAGGCTTCTTGTAATTATGATGCCCTGTTTCTCCGTTCAGGAACCGCTCCTTGATATATTCTTTATGGAGACTCGGATCTATACTAGCAACAAACTTAGAAAACGTCGTGCCGTATTGACAATTATGACATCTATAATAGAGGTCGTTCCCCTTCTTGTAAACGTATCCTCTGGCTTTAGACTTCTTCTTCTCACTATCGCCACAAGAAGGACATCGGAAGTTCCATAGAGCCTCCCCCTTTTTCTTGAAAAGAGGGAGGTTCGAGGAAATCAAATTCAAATACTTCACATCGATGTAGAGACTCATTATTACTATTATACTACCTTTTTTGATTAAAGTAAAGGGCTTGACTTTTATCTCCGAATACGTTACAATAAGTATGTACCAACGAAATAATATATTAACTAGTAACTATAGGAACTCTATAGAACATATGAGCACCTATCCTTCCCACCTTTACTAATCTCTTAGACCATTTCGGTTTAATCTTTGGCTCATGAAAGAACAACGCTCCTCCTGTATTATCCCAAATCAAACCAACATAAACATACGTCGCGAGGTTCTCGCAGTCTTTCCAAGACTTCTTATCGTTAATAATTGTCTTAGAAGAAGACCAAGAGAACTGGCCTTTATCATAGACGGTTTCGCAAATCGACTTATAGTTCCAGTGATTGAGACGATTCATTACGACGTTGGCAACTGCGACTTGTCCTTCGAACGAGTCTCCTCGTGATTCGAAGTATATGGCTTTTGCCAGGCAAGTAATTTCTTTTTTTTCTTCTTTAGTTGCTGTCATACATAGAGCAATAGTAGCGGTTGCTAAGAATAAAAAAAGAAGTTTTGATATTGTCATCTAGACTCCTATAAATAAGTTGAGCGTATACTACTATTATAATATATATACAATCAGAAGTCAAGACGAGGCGAGAATATGAAATTCCGAATTGCACAATTGAAGGCGGCAGAATCTACGTTAGTTCTTCTTACTAAGGAGGCTCTGCCTATTACAACGGCGTTTAAGTTGGCCAGGTTCCTGAGAGTTGCAGCAACTGAGCTTTCTATTTTAGAAGAATCCAGGATTAATCTTGTTCGTAAATATGGGAGTTCAACAGATCCAGGAAAAGAAGTAAAGGTTCCTGAGGATAAAGTTCCACAATTTATCGACGATTATAACGAGCTTCTTTCTGTAGAATGCGAGTTAGAATTCGAGAAAATTAAGCTATCAGAAGTACCAGAAACCTTTAAAATCACACCAGAACAGGCGCTGACACTAGACCCATTTATCGAGCTCTAACTCCCCTAAGTTGGTCGTGCCAGTTATATAAATAGAATATATGGCACGACCAACTAATAAAAACGAACTCGCCGACTACTGCCTAAAGCGATTAGGCTTTCCAGTTATCGATATTAACGTGGATGCTGAACAGGTGTTGGATCGCATCGACGATGCGCTAGACAAGTTCTTCGAATACCATTTCGATGGAGTCGAAGAGAAGTACCTGGTCGTTCAGATTCAGGACTCAGACGTGGCGCAGGGGTATATCGAATTCAACGATTCCATCTTCTCTGTGGTAAAAATCTACCCGTTCTTAGCTTCGACGTTCTTATCCGGAACCGATCTTTTCTCGGCACAGTATCAGTTCTTCCTTAACGATTTCTATGTTTCCCCAGGCGTTGCGACAGGCAATATTCAATACTACGACGCTCTGAGAGCATATACAGAAACAATCCAGCAGCAGCTTTCTCCAGTTAAATCCTTCCACTTTAACAGAAAAACTAATCGTGTTTATTTCTCTGAGTCCCTGACTACTATACAGAAAAAAGCTCCTAGGCTCATGTTCAAAGTATATACTAAGTTGGATATTGAACAATTCAGCGAAGTCTGGGACGATCAGTTTATTAAAGCATATGCCACAGCTCTCATTAAGAAGCAGTGGGGGTCTAACCTGAAGAAGTACGGAAACGTAACGCTTCCAGGTGGAATCACTCTCAACGGCGAATCTATATACGGAGAAGCGCAAGACGAAATTACAAACTTAGAACAGATGTTGTATAATGACCTGCAGTTGCCCTACGACTTCATTATGGGCTAATCGGAGATACAATGCCAACAAACCATTATTTCCAAGCTGGTCGAGGAATGGGAACGCGGTCCGAACAGGATCTCCTACAACAACTCACAAATGAATGCATCAAGATTGTTGGTGCCGACTTCGTCTATATTCCGAGAGAGATTGTAAAGCTAGACGAGCTATATCACGAAGATACACTATCTAAGTTTACTCGTAACTATTCAATCGAAATGTATATCGAGAACTACGATGCGTTCTTCGGGATCGGTCCTCAAATTACTAACTTCGGTTTTCAGCTCAATTATCAACTACGTTTAATTTGTTCTAGAGAACGGTTCTCTCAAACCATGGGGACTTCTATTCCAATAGAAGGCGATTTGATTTATTATCCGTCTTCTAGGGGATTGTTCGAAATCAAATTCATAGAAGATAAGGCTCCGTTGTATCCATTGGGTTCTAGACAATACTTTGTTCTTGCGTGCGAATCGTTCAAATACAGCAATGAAAACATCGATTCTGGTACAGAGGCAGACGAAGCTCAAACAAACTATAAGAACACCGGAGAAATTATCAAAGATCCGTTCGCTAAGAACGACGAGATACAGGACATCGCCAATACTGGAACAGACGTCAGCGAAGATAGCCCGTTCGGTAAACTCTAATGACAAACAGACCATTTTACTTTGCTACAATTAGAAACTTGACTGCTGCGTTTGGTTCTCTGTTCAGTGATGTATATGTTCAAAGGAATAAATCTGATGGATCGTTAGATTCCTGTATTAAAGTTCCGTTGGCATATGCTCCGGCAGATAAAACAGTTGTTATGTTGCAACAGAGAAATCCTGTGCAACAAAATAACGGGTTAGATTTGAAGGTCGTTCTTCCTAGGATGGCGTTCGAATTGACAGGGATGGCATACGATTCAACTAGAAAGACCCAGACCATCAACAAAACTGTCTACGTACCGCCTTCCGACATATCGTTTAATGCGGCCACTGACGTTAACTTGACAACAAACGTATTTACTAAATCGAATCATGGCTTACTGACTGGCAGAAAAGTTATTTATGATAGAAACGCAGGGACTGCGATTGGAGGAATGACGGACGGGAATTATTATTATATTGTAAAAATAGATAATAATACGTTTACGTTGTCTTCCTCTTCTGATATTGAATGTAGTGGCGTAGGTACTCCTGTTGATATTACTTCCCTTGGGACAGGGACTCAATTGTTCAAAGTACCGTATGCCTCTCAATATAACCCTGTACCATATACTTTTGAGTATTCTCTATATGTGTTCGTTAAATATATAGACGATGGATTGCAGATTATAGAGCAAATCCTCCCGTATTTTACTCCGTTCTATACTGTAACCTTGAACGACATTAAGGCATATGGTGTTCAACGCGACGTTCCTATTTCTATTACATCCATTACTTCTGAAGATCAATATCAAGGAGACGTGGCAGATGATAGGATAATTACTTGGACGTTGACTTTCTCTGCGAACGGATGGGTGTATCCTCCTGTTAAAGACGCTGCTGGTGTTATTAAGACCGCTAACGTTAATTTTCTCGAGTTGGATCTAGATCAAAAACTCACTACAGTTACAGTAGAAGTGGACCCATTAACAGCCGATAGAGACGATGAATATACTATCAAGACTACAATCACCGACTGGTAACAAAGGATATAAATAACAATATGCCAGCAGGATATACCCATCTAACAATAGAACAAGGCGCGACTTTCAGTCAACAATTAGAATTAACAGACTCCACAAACACACCTATTGATTTAACAGATTACGTTGGTACTTGTAAAATAAGAAAATCATATTATTCTGATATTGACGTATATCCGTTGACGGTGACTATTCCTTCTCCTGAATCGGATGGTAAAATTATATTGTCTTCTACATCGAGCAACACCACTTTAATGACTCCTGGTAGGTATGTATTCGATGTGGAGATTACAAGCGGTTCCACGATCACCCGAATTCTAGAAGGGATAGCCGAAGTTAGACCAAACGCTACTAGATAACCATGTCTGATAATATCAAAGTAACAGTAAATCCTTCTAATGTCGTCAGGGTAAATCAAGGAGGAGTCCAAGGACCCAGAGGATATTCTGGGTCCACTGGCCCGCAAGGGTATCAAGGAGCAACAGGATTCATAGGCGCGACTGGCTTCGCTGGCGCGTCAGGGTTCATCGGCGCGACTGGACAAGGAGCTACAGGGTTCACTGGTGCTACTGGTCAAGGAGCAACTGGTTTCATCGGCGCGACTGGTTTCATAGGCGCAACTGGTTTCGCTGGTGCTACTGGTCAAGGAGCAACTGGTTTCGTTGGTGCCACTGGTCAAGGAGCAACTGGTTTCATAGGCGCAACTGGTCAAGGAGCAACTGGTTTCATAGGCGCAACTGGTTTCGCTGGTGCTACTGGTCAAGGAGCTACAGGGTTCACTGGTGCTACTGGTCAAGGAGCAACTGGTTTCATAGGCGCGACTGGCTTCGCTGGTGCTACTGGTCAAGGAGCAACTGGTTTCGTTGGTGCCACTGGTTCCATCGGCGCGACTGGACAAGGAGCTACAGGGTTCACTGGTGCGTCTGGATTTATTGGTAGAGACGGATATACTGGGTCGACAGGATTCACTGGATCTACGGGCGCACCAGGTGTTGGTGGAGCCATTTCATACTACGGCGCATTCTACGACGAAACTACACAAACAAACGTAGCAGGAGCAACAGGATTTAATTCATTCGCTTATAATTATACATATGAAGCTAACGGTGTTTCTGTCGACCCGACAGATAAATCCAAAGTAATAATTCCAGCAGCTGGAACATATAATATCCAATTCAGCGCCATCTTTAATAAATCGAACTCAAGTTCCGCCGACGTGAATGTTTGGTTAAGAAAGAACGGTTCGAACCTAACTGATTCCAATACTATCTTTACTGTTTCCGGGCAAAGCAGTCAAATTGCTGCGTGGAATTTTGTGGCAACCTTTGCAGCAAACGATAACTTCCAACTTTTATGGCACTCGGACAGCGCCTCTGTAGCTGTTTCTTTCACAGCACCACAATCAAACCCGACCATACCTTCTACGCCCAGCGTAATCATAACAGTAACTCAGTTAACTTATCTAACTCCGGGTGCAACTGGATTCACTGGCGCAACTGGTTTCACTGGTGCGACAGGTCAATTCGGAGCAACAGGATTCACTGGCGCGACAGGTCAAGGCGCAACTGGATTCACTGGCGCCACTGGTCAAGGAGCAACAGGATTCATAGGCGCGACTGGCTTCGCTGGCGCGACTGGTTTCATAGGCGCGACAGGATTCGCTGGTTCGACTGGTTTCATAGGCGCGACTGGGCAATTTGGAGCAACTGGTTTAAAAGGCGCAACTGGATTCACTGGCGCCACTGGTCAAGGAGCAACTGGTTTCACTGGAGCAACTGGTCAAGGAGCAACTGGTTTCACTGGCGCGACAGGCCAATTTGGCGCTACTGGTTTCACTGGCGCGACTGGTTTCACTGGCGCAACTGGTCAAGGCGCTACTGGTTTCACTGGCGCGACAGGTCAATTTGGCGCTACTGGTTTCACTGGCGCGACTGGTTTCACTGGCGCAACTGGTCAAGGAGCAACTGGTTTCATCGGCGCGACTGGTTTCATAGGCGCAACTGGTTTCGCTGGTGCTACTGGTCAAGGAGCAACTGGTTTCGTTGGT